CAAATACAACTTGGTGTTGGTATCAAGATACTTCAAATGCTTGGTAAAGTATCAAAAGAGCTTAGTCCTTTAAATGTAGAACTAGCAATTGGTAGAAATACACTTGATAACTTACAAACTAAAACTCAAGCATTTAGTACATTGGTTGCTACTGGAGAACTTGCTACAATCGATGCGTTAGAAATGTCTGGATTAACTAATAGAGTTAACGAAGTTGTTGAACGTGGAGAGAAAGCAAAAGAAGAAAGAGAAGAACACCAAATAGAATATCAAAAGAAGCAACAAGAAGCGTTTGGAACTGACAATCAAAATCAAAACCAACAACCTGTTGCTAGGGGTGCAAACAATCAAGAAAAGAAAAAGACTGAAGATAGTAAGTCTAAAAAAGGTAATAACTCTGATAAAAAAGAGTGATTATAAATTCTTCGACCTATGCGAGGTTTAAATAAAGACGGGACGTATTCAAGAGAGAACTTGTTAAAAACACTACGTGGAAGGAATAGTATGAATTTACAAGAAATGCTTGGCGAAGCATATCACGAAGGAATGACTATTGATGAAATCAATACAGCATTAAGTGATAAAAAATACGCCGACTTATCAACAGGTAATTATGTTGATATAAATAAGTACAACAAAGAAGTACAAGATTTAAAACAAGAACTTGCGAAAAAATCAAGTGAACTCAAAACTGTTAACAAAACAGTTGCTACAGAGTCATCTGAAAACCAAGCTCTTATAACTCAATTGCAAGAACAATTGAAAGAAATGGAAAAAGAAAGCAACAAGAGTAATGCAATAGCTAGCATGTCTGAAGTTAGAACTTTATTAGATATTAAGGATGACGACGAAGAATATGTTAACTTTTTAGATAATATTTCAAGTTTAAGTAAAGATACATCATCTGTATTATCACGATATATTAATAAGCAAGTAAAATCTGCTTATGATAAAGGTAAACAGGACGGTATGAAAAACGGATTAGGAGAAATGGGTAAACAAAAAGGCTCATCTACTAACGGTGGTAAATCTGAAAATTTCGGTAAAGAGCTAGCTCAGAAAATGAAGTCTAATGTATCTACTGTTGATTACTTTGCAAGAAAATAAAAAATAGAAGGAGAAATGACAAATGGGAAAAGTAGGTGAATTCGGTACTCGTAAAACTATTATGATAGGTCAAGATAGTTATTATCTAGCTTTACCTTGCGTAGTTTCAGGAAGTGCCAACGCTACAATCAAAGCAGGTCAACCTCTTGTAGGAGATATTACAAAGAGAGATACTGCATTTACAGCAGGAACATCAAATGCTGTAGGTATGAATCTGCATGAAGTTAAATTAGATGCAGACGGAAAAGGAAACGCTACTTTAGTTATTCGTGGTTGCGTAGACTTATTAAAATTAGATTCTACAATCGTAAGTGCTCTTAAAACAGCAGACATTGACGGAATCGTATTAGTGGAAGGAAGTGCAATATAATATGGCAGGACTATATGAATTTTTATCTAGTGACAACATGGTTGCATATTGGTTAGAGAAAAACGTAAATGCACAACCTTTATTAGGTGAAACATTATTCCCTAATAGAAAACAAATTGGAATTCAATTAGATTGGATTAAAGGAGCTAATGACCAACCAGTAGGTCTAAGATTAAGCGCATTCGATTCTAAGACTATCCGTAGAGATAGAGAAGGAATGGAACAATATAGAGAAAAAATGCCTTTCTTCAAAGAATCTATGTACATAGATGAAGAATTAAGACAAGAATTAAATATCTATATGGCTAATAACAGAAATGCTATGGCTGAACAAATTCTAGCTAAAATCTTCGATGACCAAGTTAAATTAATCTCTTCTGCTTACATTACAGTTGAAAGAATGAGAATGGAAGCATTAACAACTGGTACAATTACTTTAGGAAGTAATGGTCAAGCATTTGCTTACGACTTCGGTATTCCTGAAGACCAAATGAAAACTGTTACAACTTCTTGGAGTGACCCAGATGCTGATGTATTAGCAGACGTTACTGCAATAGTAGATGCTATGAAAGCTAAGGGTATCAACATTACAAGAGCTGTATGTAACAACAGTGTTGCAACTGCTTTAAGAACAAACAAAGCTATCAAAAACTCAATTTACGTTTTAGCTGGTGGAGCAATCCCTTCAGTTACAACTGAAAGAGTATTAAATTATATCTACGAAGAAACAGGAATTAGTTTCTATGTATATGACAACGTTTGGGTAGACGAAAACAAAGTTGCTCACAAATATATCCCAGATGATACTGTTGTATTCTTACCAGAAGGTACATTAGGATATACTAACTTCGGTACTACTCCAGAAGAAAGCGACTTAATGAACTCAATTGCTGATTCAAGCGTATCATTAGTTAACAACGCAATCGCTGTTACAAATCATATCGAACATGACCCTGTATTAGTAGAAACTAAGGTATCTATGATTTGCTTACCTTCATTCGAAAGAGCAAATGAAGTAGTTATCCTAGACACTGAAGCAACTACAAGTGCTGGTTAATTTTAATGATAAAAATTAAAAGAGACAAAGTAGAAATAAATGTCACTAAAGGTGCTTACGAAAATTTTTACAAGAGTCAAGGCTTTGAGATAGTTGGAGAACCTGCTAAAGAAGTTGAAAAAGAAATTATCAAAGATGCGGTAATCGTTGAAAAACCTAAAGCATTCGCTAAGGAAGTCAACGTAGAACCTCCAATCGAAGATAATAAAGAAGACTTCAATGCGTTCATTCTAAACGAACTTAAAGCTGAAAAAGACATAGAAGAAGCAAAAGTAGAAAAGGTTGAAAAACCTAAAGCTAAGAAAGGCTTGAAATAATGCTTTATAAAATAGGTAAAAAGTTTTATATAAAGGTGCAAGGTTATTACAAAGAAGTTGATGTAAAAGTCGACGGTGATAACCTTGACGTTGCACCTGTAATAAATGGTGACGAAATAGAAGTATACGGGTTTGAAGAGGTTGTAAAGCCTTTTGATATGATGACAGACAAGGATGAAGTAATACAATCATTAAATGCTACTACAAAATTTGGAAGTAGAGCAAAAGAAGAAAACTCAAAATACAAATCTCGTATTTAAGAATGTAGGTGATTATAATGGAAAACGAAACAACGATAGATGATTTCTATACTGAATTTATAGCGGAATTGAAAGCTACTTTAGAATATAGAGAGATTGAAATTCCTTCTGATTTAGTATTAAAAACTGAAATCGATAAAGCAATAGGTGAGATAAATCGTTGCAGACGTTTCAAACCTACAGAAGAAAAAAGATACGATAGCCAATATAAAAATATGATAGTTCCAATGTGCATGTTTGCATTAGCAAAAGTAGGTGTTGAGGGTGAAAACTCTCACAGTGAAAACGGTGTACAAAGAATATATGTTTCTGACGGAGAGTATCCGCATGAACTTATGAGTAGGATTGTACCATTGATAAAGTAGGTGTGAAATGAGAACACAAAGAAGAAACAAGCGTGTCATATATATTTGTCATAAATATATTGATGGCAATCTTATAAAGTATCATGAACCTATAAAATTAATGGAGAATTATAACAGTACTACTGAACAAGCAGATATCATAGCAATGGGTATGGACTATCCAAATAGACTTAGAATTAAGACTGACACGAAAGTATTTATAAATGGTGAATGTATGGATAGAAAAGACTTATATCATATTGGTGATAGAGTCTATGTATTCACAACACCACCAGAAAAACACGACCCTTTATGTAAGAATGCTGATTATGAAGTTGAAATTGAACCTGAATTAGGTTTAACAATCAATCAATTAGACATTCTATTGTTGAGATTAAGTGGAAAAAAGAATAAAGATAAGTCTTAATAGCAAAAGCATAGATAGTGCTATTCAAAAACTAAGCAAAGTCAAAAAGGTGTTAGACAAAGAAAAGGATGACATACTTGAAGATTTAGCAAAGCAAACAGTAGATAAAGCTAAAGAATTTTATAGTAACTTAGAATATAAAAGCAACGATACACCAGAATTTAATTATCAGAAAACGGAAAAAGGATACCAAGTATATGCTAAGGGTGGGAGTCTGTTATATGACGAGTTTGGTACTGGTGATAGAGGTAACGAAAGACGACATCCTAAGAAAGGTCAATTTGATTTAAAACCATATAATAGTGGTGTTACAATCAGACCTGCATCAATGCTTAGTCCTGAAAAACAAGCAAAAACAGGTATCAAGTCTGGTATGTATTGGACTTATAAAGACCCCATTAGTGGCGAAATAATATACACACAAGGTATTCCTGCTGGTATGTTTATGTATCGTACTGATAAATGGTTACGAAAGAATTACAAGCAAATCGTTAAAAAGAAAGTAGATGATGCCATATCGAAAGTTTAATGCGACAATTGAAAGAAGATATCACTGCTTTATTTCGTGATAGAGATTTAATCAATAGCCTTTATGAAGAAGCATTAAATAAAATGCTTACTCAAAGTTTAGATGAGATTGTCGATGAAAATGGCGATTTCATGATTACTGAAGTTAATGAAGAGGTTGATTCAATTTTAAATACTACTGTTAAAGAAGCATACGAAATGATACCTGAGATAAAATATCCTATGGTTACAATAGCGGAAATCGATAATTCGCCTGAACATAAATATTGGAACGGAACTGAATTTGCTACATTACTTGCTTATCAAATCACAATTAACTGTGACCAAAGCATAGTACATACGGCAAATCAAAATGTAAGAATATTACAATACATAATAGATAAATACTTACAGGGAGAAAGGTATTATTGTTTTCGTAGAATAGCATTCACGTCTCCTATACCTAGTGTAGACGACCCTAATATAAGAACGGGTGTGCTTAGATACGACTGCGACCTAGTTCCTGAAGAAAATACAATATATAGGAGGTATTAGAAAATGGCAAGTGCTATAAATTTATCTACTGCTGGTGTTTCTCTAGTTTATGCTGTTGAAACAACTGCTGGTACTAGACCAACTTCTGGCTATACAAAATTAACTGGATTAAAATCTACACCAAGTTTGAACCCAGCACCAGAAACACTAGAATCTACAACTTTAGATGAACTAGAATTTAAAACTTATGTTAAAGGTTTAAGAGACTTAGGTGGTTCATTAGAGTTTACTTTCAACTTAACTCAAAACTTAGTTAATGAATGGGATGCTCTAATTACTGCTTATGAAAGTGCAAAGGCTACAAACAAAGCAACTTGGTTTGCTGTTGTTATCCCAGGTCTAACTAAAGCGTTCTTCTTCACTGGAGAACCAAGTGCAATGGGTGTACCAGAAACAAGTGTAAACTCAATCTTAGAGATTACAAACTACATTACACCAACAAATGCACCAACAAGTGCAAGCAAACCAACAATCGTAAGTGCTGGTTAGTAATGAAAGGAATTGAATATGAACACAAAGATTAATTTTACGTATAAGGATGTTCCTTATACATTAGAATACAATAGGGATGTAATAAAAACATTAGAACAAGCAGGTTTTGTTGCTAGTGAATTTATGAAATCACCTATGACTAATTTAGACCTTGCTTTTAAAGGAGCTTTCATAAAGAACCATAGAAAGACAAGTGAAAAACTTATCGAAGAAATTTATGGTGCGATGAAAGACAAGGAAAAATTAGTAAATACTTTAATAACAATGATTGGAGAATGTTATAACACATTATTCGATGATGAGGGTAATGAGGGAAACATCGAGTGGGATACAGTGGGATTGAAATAGACCAGAAATTTGGTTTAGAAAATTCCAAAGTAGAGTCTGTATCCTATACAGAGGCTTTTAGAAAAGCGTGTCCAATTTTTATGTTTTATGGTTTAAGTTATGATGACTTTTGGTACGGAGACCCATTCAAGGCGAAGTTCCAATTAGAAAAATTTAAACTACAATTAAAACATGACGATGAATTAATGTGGGAACAAGGGATGTATATATATG